CGCCCATAGCAGTAAAAGCTGCACCAGCTATCTTCATCCCATTACGAACTTTCTCAAGATTCTGTTCTAGCCCGGATAGCTGGTCTTTCGTCTTGTCAAGACCGTCAATAGACATTTTGCCGAATATTTCAAATACGTTCATTTTACATCACCATCCAACATAATATTGATGGCTTCGATTTGGGCTTTCATCTGGCCGCTGGTCATCCTTGCCTTTTTCTTCTTAGGCATAAAATCATCGGGAGTATAAGCCTTTTTCCGCTTCTTTCTATCACGGTTCACCTCGGCAATTACCGAACATATCATAGCACCTCGATAATTAAGCATTTCTTGCTCTGCCCTATATTCTCCTGCTAAGGCAGAAAACTGAGCTAATGTCAACTGCCAAAATTCCCGCTCTGACAACCTTAAACAATATCGACCGAAAGACCATAATTCTAACCAGGTGGGGGCGCTTCCACTAAAGGGGCCGCGCCGTCACCTTCACTCTCCGGGACAGCTATCTCGAAAGCCTTATCCAACTCTCCTTTTATCTCAAGCATATTATCTGCTGTAATCCATGCACCGACTTGCCGCAACGTTAACGTTTCGTCCTCGTGCAAAAGACACGCCCATAGCATAGCCCGTAACTCCGTAGCGGACATAGCCCCGTTCTCAAAAGCACCACCAAATAAATTCTTACCAGTAGCTTCTTCGAAAGCTGCCATAGCGTTAAGGTCAAGCTTCAGAGTCCTTGCTCTGTCAAGGACAATCTTTACCCCCGGCCTCGCCTTATTCTGCATTTTCGTAACTCCCGGTCTTTTACTCATATATCCTCCTTAAACTATTATCTTAGCCTATGCCACTGGAACAGTAACTGATTCTATCTTTAATTTCCCTTGAAGTGCTAGAGTTAATTCTTTGACTTGCCATCTCAAAAGGCGGATTTCTTTCCTTAACTCACACTGAGCACAAAGTTGATTATAAAGAGCGTGGTTAGCTTGTGATATAAGCTCTAAATTATCCTAACTTCACCAATCTCAGGCATTTTCCCCCCTCTCCTTATAGCCTTTGGCAGGGTCGCCTCTCGGTTTATTCTTCCAGTAGCCTAATGCTGATAATTCTTCCTTCAGCACCCGATAAAGTAATTGACTTCTATGTAACCGCCTTATCTCTTTAGTCAACTGTTCTATATTTATCCTACTCATTAATCCTATTATACATCAAGAGGGGGTTAATGTCAAACTGGCCTAGTCACCGTTAAGGTATAAAGCCTTGGCGATTCGGCAGCTTTGTAAACGATTATCAATACATCTGTTGTGGTCCCCGCTGCTCCCAACGCAACTTCGGCTGACTGAACCCCTGTTGCTTCCAACACACCTTGAATGTAAACGATATGAGCCGCAGCCGTGGCCGTGAGCTTTACCCATGTAGAAGCGGTATTGACTGTGCAAGCGTACGCATACGTTCCGACAGCGATGGCTGGAGTTATTGTAAGGGCTGTCGCAGCAGTCGACTCGATGCCTGTCAGACCGCTCATACCAGCACACTGTGTTGTCAATAAAGTCGGCTTCCCTGTTACTTGCAACGAACCAGATAAATCTATCTTACTATCAAACGGGAACGCTGATTCGAACCCCTTAGCTAATGCTTCGAATGATAATGCTGCACCGACCGCCATCGGCATAACAATAAAGCAACTCCGCTTAGTGCCACCTTGCACATCGGTGTGAAAAGCTATTTGCCCAAGCGTGTCCCCCACGATAAGATTACCCTCAAGTGATATTTCTCCACCAGAGATTACTCCGGCCACAAACTCCCGAAAGCCACTCGCTGAGTCGTGGCTGGTAACGTCTACTACGTCTCTTGACTGCGACGGCCCGGAGATGTTTAGAATCTCTAACACCTTGTCGTAATTCCAAATTAAGAACGTCTCAAACCCTGATACTCCACTTGTCATAACCTAACTCCTTTCCACTTACTAGCCCCACTCTTACGAAGCCGTGAATACTGGCTTGCCTGTGATTTTGATGGTAGCTGAGAATGAGATTTTACCATCGAATGGGAAATCGAAGGACATAGCAGTAATGTAACCGCTTCCCGTAAATTGAGGACCGCTAGCCCACCCAGGAAACTTCAATATCCAGGTCTTTACCGTTGTCGCCTGAAAGTCGTCGTGCATAGCAATCTGGCCGGTAGTATCACCTACAATAAAGTTCCCCTCGAGGGATATTTCCCCCCCGTCGTGAAGCCCGGCCACAAACTCCCGAAAGCCACTCGCTGAGTCGTGGCTGGTAACATCGATAGGACTCATCGATTCTGATGGCCCTGATATACTTGTAAGTTCTGCCAAGTCCACGGCATCCCAATTAAGTAATGCCCCAAATGCTGATACTGCTGAAGTCATTAGTTTTTACCTCCTATGTAATATTAGATTCTAAGCCCGCTTGTGTAATAGGTATGAGAGACCTCACAATTAGATTCTGGGCTGTTAATACCTACTTTCCATACTTGCCCTCCTATCGCTTCAATGTGACCCCAATCTTTGAGTCGTTCACCCATTTCAAATTGAACTGGCACGTATAATGCCATATACCCGGTTCGGGCTCAGGTATAAACCCGTCGGTTTGTATCCACAAATAACATTCGGACGTCTCATCTGTTGAAAAATCTAGCCCATCAAGTAACCCCATCAGTAGAGCCCTAATAGCTAATATCTCCTCAGCATTAGATGAATCCGACCAGATATCCAATAGATAAGTGCATCTGGCTACTGGTGACCAATCAGCTAAAATCCCCATATCTAATCGCTGGACTAGATAGGGCAATTCAGCGTCAGGCGTCGCCCAGGTAAGATAGAGCCTGACTGAACCACCCATCGCTGACATCAGACTGGCATCGGTTGTTAATAGGTCGTAAATATAAGTTAAAAGACTTTTCTGGATGTCAGTGGCCATTAGAACCATAACCTCATAAATATTTCTTTCACCTTTGACTCGGACTTTTCAAAAGACTTCCTCAACCAAGGCCTTGCTTCCATATGTTTAGTGCCGAATTCTAGCATCCTGCCGTAATCCAAGTCAGTGCCTACCATACCGACAACTTGCTTACCTTCTTTCTCCACCGTGCCTTTGACAGATTGCCTTAATGCCCCTGTAGCAGATGCTGGGGCTTCGCCTGGCGAAGATGCTTGATATAACCTTTGAGTCCCGGGCACTTTATATATCCTATCGGGGTCAGCTTTTCGTGGTCCAGATAGCGTCTCCAATGTCTTATTGCGAACTTCCATCACAGCTTCTAACATCCTACCCCTAGCAGTAGAATCTATTTTCTTCATTACCTCAGAGACATTGCTCTTGAAAGTTATGTCGATTCCCATTTTAATTCCCTTACCCTGCGTTCACCGCACTTGCATCTTTCGTGTCTAATACCACGACTATCTATCACTATTACCTTATACCGATGTCTGTGCTTCTTCTCTTTATCAATCAGATTTCCTTCACCATAATTATTGTTGAGCCGTTTATCTCTTGGGCCGGCTCTACAGGTTCGTAGATTTTACTACCGTGCAGAATACGATTATTACCAAGGCTCAAGCCTATATACCTAATCTCAGCGTAGACTTGGGTGCATCGAGTTTCTATGAGAACAAGAGTAGCGCCACCTCTGAGGCCAACCCCTATTTGCAGAGCATTGATTTCATCCCACGTCCAAGCATTACCGGTCTGGGGATTAGTAATCCATTCCTTTATAAAATTAGTATATGCCACTATCGGAGTCTCCGCTTCGCCATTATACGCGACATCATTAGTATTGATATGGACCCGAGCGCACTCACGAGTTGTGCCTTCTTCACCTTTACACCTAATATGGATTGCGACTGAGCTAATTATTCCCCTGCCTCGAGATGAAGGCAAATTATATAAGTCCTCAATATAAGATTCGCCCTGGTCAGTCGAGTAAACATAGGTTTCATCCTCATCTGGAACGGTATCGTCAACTAAATTCCAATTAACCTGCGGCTTGACATGCGGATAATCTCCCAACGGCTGATAATCCCCCAAAGCATTTGGCCGTAATATCTCAGTCGCAATTATTTCCTTACTCGTCCTGCCTCTAAATATCACCTTATGAGTTACTTCGCTATTGAGTTGTTGGTAGACTGCCCTGGCTTCAGCTTTCAAGGGAACTATACGAGCATACCTAGTTGCTACTGGATTCCAGATTTCAGTCTCCCCTAACGCAGTCCGGGTAACAGTCTTTACCTGAATT